CACCTCCACCCCCGCCCTATTCAACGCGCCTATTTTACGGGCGCGCCAAATTCTTATGGGTGCGTTGTGATCACCGTCGGGGCGTTCTGACGGAAGCCGACGGTAAAGCCCTCAAAGCTGGAATCATCAGCCTGATTGACTTGGACGCTGTGCATGATGCCTTGGGCGTATTCCGTGGGGTTGCCCGTCACGGGGGCGTTGTCGGTGCCGCTTCCATCAACAATCTTGATCGAACTGACGCCAGATTGGCTGTTTCCCGCCAACCTAATTGCGACTTGGCCAGCGTCCGCCGGAATGTCGCGGAAAGTTCCGGTCGTATCGACGCCCGTCGCCGCGCCCTTGATCCCAAGAGTAAAGCCTGTTTGCAGGTCTGGAACGTCAATCATCGCGTGACTGATGCCAAGTTGCGGCAGGGTTTGCCCGCCCTTAACCAGCACCCAAGTCAGGGCTTCAAACCCGGCCTTGGTGTTGGTGGCCGGAGCCGCTACAGCGTGGTAGATCGTTTTGCCGATATGGTTAGTTGACATAGCTTGATCCTTTCAAGCGTTTGAACCCCTCAAGAGGGGCTATTCAGTTTCAATTTTGAGGGGTCGTTACTCGGCGCGGGTCCAGCCTAGGGCCAGCCACTGCGCAATCTCTGTCTCAAGCGGGCTGGCAGTTGCGCCAATATCGCCGTTTGATTTGTTAGTGTTGATCAGCAAGATCCGGCGCGGGGTCGCATCCGGCTCTAAGCTGTCGTCTGATACCCGACGAATATCGCGGTTTCCCATCTTTGACCTTCCTGGCGACCGGGCTTAACCGAATGGCCATTGATTGTTACGGTTGTCGTGCTTGCGGTCAGGCGGGACGCGCGCGGGAAATATCCCGCGATTATGCCCGCTTTTGACTTCGTAACCGCCTCATAAACGCCAAGCGGTGAAACCAGTGTCATGACCAAAAACCCTTGCCGCCTCATAACGTCGCTGGAAAGATCAGCGGGCGCGTTGTCGTTTGGCAGGTGGAAAACTCTGACATGTTCCGCTGTAGGGATTGCCCCGCCCTTTTGCGGCCATTGCACGGCATAGCCCAGCGCGGTCGCCATAACCTCGGCGCGGGCCATTAGGGCGCTATGAACGTCGGATTCTGGCGTCATGTGAAACTCAATTCTATGCCGATTGCAGCAACGATGCTTTGAAACTCTTGCACGGTTAAGGCGACCATTCCGTTAGGGGCTTGGCTTGAATGGCCGTTTACGACTTTAGGGCCATCAGGATATCCGCCCGTTTCAAGCCGCTGCGCATATGGCAGGTTGTTTGCAAAATAAATTATGTCGCCCGCGTTCATGCCCAGCGATGTTGCGGTGCCCTTGGTAATCGTGGCGGTTCCCGTCTTGTCATCAAGTTCCAGTGTGCCATCTGGCGCAGAACCTATTGCAAGCTGCCAATTGCCGCGAAACCGCCCCGTGTCCACTGGGCTTTTAAGAATGATGCGGCTGAATATATGCAATGCAATTTGACGGGTTGCCAGATCCAGCTTGCTAGCCGTTTTCTTTTCCCACTTTTTGACCTGATCCGCAAACCCGGCCATTATCGCCGCCCTACCGCGTCATAAAGCGCAGTCACGCCACCCGATGCAACGCGGCCCAGCTTGGCGATTGTCAGCGTGCCACGGTCGCAGATGATCAGATCCTCCAGCGTGATTTCAATTCCGATAGGCTCGATGATCACCTGAAAGTCGCCCGCAAAGATGTTGGTCCCGTCGATGCGGCGTTCTGCCACCTCCAAAACGGCCATACGCGCCGCTGTGGTGGCCGTTGTCACGCTGCCCCCTGTAGGGTCGCTGGGACCGCCACCCGTGCGTGTGGTGCGCTGGATGCTGCCTGTCTGGATAGCGTCCGGTTGCTTGGCGAAAATCTTGTCAAATGCGCCCGTGATCTTGCTGCGAATTGTGGTCATCACCCGCGCCTCATGTTGATCAGACCAATGCCGCCGCGAATGTATGCCCGCAACAGCCCCTCGACCGCGACAATGCGGGGGGTTGATGTTGGGATGCTGTCGCTTGAAATAGTAATCGGCCCAACTGTAATGCTTTCGCCCGTGGTGCTCGTTTCAATCGTGGCGAATGGATCAAGCCCGCCTTGCAGAATATACGCAACCTCAAACTGCGCATGGATCACATCAACAGGGATCGTGTCAGGATTGATTGGCCAATCGTTTACCAATCCCTGCACCAGCCGGGGCCAATCGCGCGATTGGAATTGATATTGCTTCTCGCCAATAAAATCATACTTGCGGTCGATGTAAGTCGCGCCGCGCCGCAAATTGATTTCATTGGCCGCATCTGTTGCCGCAAGCGTCCAGCCCATGCTGTCGCCATAGGCCGCATAAGCCGCAAGCGTGCCGTAGCTGTCCGATGCCGTGCCGCCGATTGTGGTATCAAGTGCCATGAAATCCTCCGGCTAATCTTAGTGAGGGGGCAAGTTGCCCTGCCCCCCTGCAAAAATTAGCCCAGCAGGATGCCAACGTGGCGGGGTTTAATCGACTTAACGCCCCAAGCAAGCCGAACGTGGATCACGTTCTGCAAGAATTGCTTGTAAAGCGCGAACTCAAAGGTGAGGCCCGACATTGGGTCAGTCAGGGCGGTCACGTCCGCAGCGTTGTCGCCACCCGCAGGCATTGCGGGCATCCGGTTAGCCAGCACAATAGCGCCCCGATCAAAGATCAGGTTGCCCGTGTAGCTGTTGCCAACGGTCACGGTTGCATTTTCGGCAACAGTGCCAATCAGCCCCCGACCGATGGTGAACACGTTGGCAGCCAGTGCGACAGTCACAACATATTTCGTCGTATCCCCCGCAAAGGTTACAACATCGCCAACCAAGATCGTGCCAGATCCTGTATCAACCGTGATCACAGTCTCCCCAGCGGCAAGCGCACCATTGATCAGGTAGCTTGCGCCGGTGCCCTTGGTGTGAACACCGACGGCGGCTGAATTGCGCAATGCTTGCATTTGAACGCGATCTGTCATGCCGTTGCGCAGCATGTCGGAAGATCCAGCTTCGTTCACTTTGAACAGGGTGGACTGAACGCCGCGCAGGTTGTTCATGGCGGACTGGCCAACGACAAGCTGCAAGTCATTGGTCGGCGCCCCGTTGATCTCCATCAGGCCAAGCGCGCCCGCAAAGTCGCTGAGGTTGCCTGCCGTGCCGAATGGCGTGGTGGCAGCGGTTCCGTATGCCACCGAAGCGCCAGCTTTGCCCGCCACCCAAAGATCGGTCTCGATCTCATTCACCAGCTTGCGCATTGCCTGATAGGTGCGGTCGGCCTGAATGCTGGAGAAAGTCCCAGCGTTAGTCAGTCCAAGAGTTTCCTCGCCGTTGAACCGGATTGGCTGGTGCTTGGATTTGGTAATTGCGACCTGCACAAAATCAACAGTCGCATCGCCAGTGTCTGGGGCAGTTACGCCTGGGGTGTTGTCTGCGCTTGCCCCAGCTTCGCGCGTAACAGGGATAGTCACGTTCTGACCGATTGCCACGCGGTCAAGGCGCGCATCGGTTTTGACGGCGGGGATCATGCCGACCAGTTCGCGGCTGATGATATCCATCGCCTCTTGGAAGTCTGGCACAAGGCCGGTGAGAGTGTTAGCCATTTTGAAAACCTTTTCTAGGTTGGGTTATTCGGAAATAGACCCGCCGCCGCGCAGAAACGTTGTGCGCTCCGGGGGTGACAATGCGTCAAATTCCGACCGTTTGATCGATGTGTTTGGCTTCCCGCCCGTTGATCCGGCTGGCTTCCCGCCGCCGCCCTTGCCTGCATCCCGAACCGCGTAGGGCTTGGATGCCGCAAGTTCCTTCGCCAGATCGGCCAAGGTAGCCCCGTGATCTGCACCGCTGCCGATCATCGGTTTTCCGTCTGAGGTCATAATCTTTGCAGACCCGTCCTCGTGAAACTGGATGCGCCCCATTGTGCTGGACGCAATGTCGTCAATTGCCTCTGGGATAAACCCGGCCTTGGCCAGTTCTGCCTTGAGGTCCGATGATGCCCCGCGCGCGTGCATCTTGCTGATGCGTGTGTCGCGCTCGGTCAGCTTGCCCTCGTAATCGGCCTTCATGGCGTCCAACTTGGCCTGCGCATCATCCGCGCCCTTGCCGCTGCCTTTGGCCTTTTCGGTCAGTGCCGCGATGGTTGCATCCATATCGGCCGGGGTGCCAAACCTAGCCCATGCCGCTGCGTTGCCGCGCTCTTTGGATAGGGCGGTTTTAAGCCCCGTCACGTCCTCTGGGGCGGCAAGCGCGCCAAGGTCTAGATGCCCATCGGCAACATGCGTTTGAAGCCACGCCGGGAGCGTGGTTGCGTCGGTGATTTCGATTTTCATTTGACTTCCCGTCAGGTTGTGCCGACTTCCCGTCAGCGGTTGGTTCTTAAACTCGTTCGCGCAATTCCGCCAAGGTCAGTTCCCGCCCGTTGCCGTCCACAAGATCCCGAAACTTGATCTTTCCGTCACGCCATAGATCGGCCCGGCCCGCCCCAAGGTTGGCGTCCTGCCGTTCCTTGCTTTGCCGCGATAGCCAGCCTTCAAACGTCGTGTCCTCTGCAATCTGCCCGTCCATGCTTGCCCGCGTGGATGCTGGCAAATCAATGTCAAAGCCCAATTCGCGCAGCGACTTTAGAACCGGCACGGAAGTCGAACGGCAGCCCCAATGCAGGTTCCCCGGCCCGCCGCCCCATGGCAGGCTGTGGTCAATTGGCTCGTGCCCCTCGACTGTGTATGTCAGCCCGTC